CTATTCATGGTTGTATCTTTCTTTTAACTCTTTCAAAACAATCTCCATACCTTCATCCAGCCCTTTCTTGTAACCGGACATATGCTCACCTATGTTGTAGACCAAGCATCCTGCAACGATAAGAATAACTCCTATAGCCCTATGCCAATAGGGAAAGGATACACTGAACGGCGAAAATGTCAATCGGAAATGCCCGATAAATAATGCTGATATGATGAATATCGCAAGAAAAAATATTAGGTTTGCTTTCATAATCATATAAGTTTTAATATTTCTCAAAATTTGGGATTTGTAAATAGAAAGAGTTTCGAGACATGGGAAGCCAACACTTTTGCTCCTCATTGCACGTATTCCAATTATCTTCCCCAAATTCATCATTTAATGCTTCCACTATCTTATAGGCTACATCTTTTACAAAACGAGTATTAAGTATCCTCTTGCCTTTAATAACGATTGTAGGTGTATAGAGTGAAATTTTATACTCCCCACCGTTTTCTATCGACCAGCTACCTTGTGCTACTGTAATGTGCGGATTGGTTTCATTCTTATACTCTTGTACTATACTTAGATAGCCATTAAAATAGTTGGCTATTAGTTCCGACTTATATACTTTTAGCCCCGTTGCTTTTTCTAAAAGTTTTCTAAGCCTATAAGCATCATTTACAACAGGGTCCATTCTCATATAAGTTTTAAAGTTTCTTGTATTCCGGCTTCAAGCGCTTCCTCGTATGCGTCCCAATTCCCACCATCGTTAGGCCCTTTGGAATTATCGTCTTCCATCCATGTACCGCTATCGGCTTTTACGATAGCATAGCCATAACCACAAGCGTTACGGTATATTTCAATATGCAGGTTCTTGGTTTTACGCAGCCACTTTTGGGCGATATACAATGTTGGACACAAAAATTCAACTGGTTCGCCATCTATTTCCGTACAACACGACATACTTTGCGGAAGGTCATATTTTGTAATAACCTTATTGCAGCCTATTATGTGTTCACACTTCCAATTGAAGCCCTTATCTTTCAGCAGCTTCGCAGCCTCTAATGTCACAAGTTCTTCGGTCATGGCTATTGTCTTTTCAAATTAATAATCTTCGTTTCGTAGTTGCCAACCCCCCTTTTATGGGTACGGATAATCACTATACTATCATTGAGATAAGTCACGCTTCCCTCAATTGTACGGTGTTCTATAGGGTATTCTCCAGAGTTATTGCACCCGAATAGTGCAACTGTTGCCAAAAGGATAATTATTTTCTTCATACTTTAAAGTGTTCAATCAGTTCGTTTACGGTAGCCTTGTGAATGGTATCTGTGTTAATGTCAACATCATTGTAAGCCCAATAGGTAGAGAACTTGATTTCAGGACACAAAATCCATTTATTTCCATCGGTAAACCATTGAAACTTATCTGTATCATCCCTTAATGCAGCGATAGCCAAGAAAAGCTCTTCGTTGGTTCTGCAATCAACACTATCGGTTTCGTCAGGATGTGGAATGTTACTGAAAAACTCAACACTATATAGACTGTATTCGGGTCCAGTGAAAATACATAAATCTTCGTTAAGTTCCGCCCCAAATAATCTATATCCCAACTCCTCCAACTTCTTCCGAAGCTCCGGTGTATTCTTTCTTATGAAACACGGTGTTGTAAATCCCATAGTTATTCCTCCTTATCTATCTTAATATCTGTTACTTTGCCACAATTGATAAAATAATCATCATGACCCGCGCCAAACATATCACAAATAAGATAATCGCTATTATCGCATTTATTCCGTAACGAACATTTTAAACAATAATCATGTTTCGCTTCCTTCAATTCATGTAGCACTCCGTCTATTATTATTCCGTTCTTTATTTCCATGATTATTTTCTCCTATGCGTTTTACGGTTTTTATTCTTCTTCCTGCGTTTCGCAATCTGCTTATTTGTACACCTATCATATTTTGGGCGATATTTTTTCATTTTGGGTGCATCACACGGTTCTAAAGGAGAAATATCACTATATGGATTGTAAATCTTATAATAAGTATTTTCGTTCCACGAAATTTCATTCTGCATATTTATCCCTCCTTCTTTTTAAGGCTTATATCAACTGATAACCTATCGGAAATTTCCATGATTACAACGTTAAGATTATATTGGTTTTTATATGCTCTATGGGGGAAACAGCTAACGCAGATTTATCCTTTTCTCTGCATATATAAAACATGTGCTGACTTTTAAACCCGTTTCGGTTTCAAGTTTTTCCAGAATATGAGCTATCTCCATTTCGGCTTTCGCTTTCTTGTTTTTTGCTTCTTCTATATCCATGGTTATTTCCCTTTCAATTTCTTTATTAGTGCATCGGCTGCTCTCAAGGAACCTATTGCAATATCATCATAAGTTTCACTGTCATCGTTTATTCCTAAAGCAATACAATACCCTTGCATAGCGGATTTTGCCAATTCATAACGCCTTTGCTCCCAATCAATAGTTTCAAAATTATCAAAGAAGTCGAGTTCTGACACTTTGAAATACCTACCTTTCACTAAGGCAGTCCCAACGTCGAATAAGCCTTCAACCTCTACAATCTCTCCAGTCTCTTTTATTCTCGCTTTCATTATTTACCCTCCTTTTCAACATATCCGTTTTTAATACACCAGCACAGCATCTCGTAGGCTGCGTCAATAAGTTTTTCTGAACTAAAACTTGCACATTCATGTTCTGCATTTATACGAGCATATTTAATCTTCCATTCATTCTTTCGCCTATCCATAACTTCTAATGTAAGCCAATAAACCTCGTCAATTATTGGAGGAAGCTTATCGAGAATATCCTGCAAAGTGTAAGTGGGAATTATTTCCCAAAATGCACTATCTCGTTTTTGATTAATTACATCTTCATATATTTCAAGTTCCCATTTTGCATTTTTATAAGAAAGAGCGTAACACCAACACATGCTTCCATCGCTTGTATCCAACCCAAGCTCCTGCAAATGTTCCATCTGTTCGACTGATAATACATATTTTGATTTCATAATCATTGCTTTTTATTAGGTATTAAATCATCCAAATACGCCCATTCTTCAATGGCATCTTTGGAACACTCGTAATCATCGCACTCTTCATCGTCCCAGCACTGCTCTGTTACATTCCAATAGCGGACACCGTAACCAGTTCCAGTGCTTAATTTCCCATATACAAGGCATGGTATCTGCGGATAATGTTCATTTTCGTATTCTCCATGAGCTTGTGGCACTTCATCTTTGGTCTTATGCCACACGCTATTAATGCGCCATTCAGCACCAGCTATATAAGCCCGTTCTGTTACATCAAGTACTGCATCGCGAGCACCGGCATCATAATTATCTTCTTCAAAGTTTATCTCAAAATCGCTTGATTCCAATATCTTTTGGAGATAGTTGTAGGCTGCTTCTTCTACTGTCTGTTTCATAATCAATGACTTTTAATTTTCTTATATTTACCACACTTCTTGCAGAAATAGTGACGGACGGTGTACCAACTGCTATTACCCCAATCATCAACAACTTCAACTCTCCTCTCAAATAAGTATTCCCACTCGTGGCAACAGAACCATTTCTTTATAATGGCATCAATTAAATGCTTCATAACCAACTGTTCTCCTTTACAATTCTACCATCGTCTAACAACGTGTATAGTTTACCCTTATATGCCAGAGCGAAACACCATTGGCGGGCATACTTCAAATACTGATGCAATTTGTATCTATGCTGGTATTTCTGCATCTCTTTTTCTATTCTTTTCTTCATGTTCTTCGATTTAATATTTCCCTTTCAATGATTTTCTTTGCATTAAAGCCGAATAAGCCTTTCTTTTGCTCATGAAAATCCGCAATAGGTATTTCGTTTATATAGTAATAGAAAGCTTCGTAACCGTCTGCAAAGTTGCGAGCAAGAAACCCATTAGGGTGAGTGTTCATATATCTTTCAACGGCTATTATCACTCTTTGGGCATAACCGGGAAACATCTTAAACTCTAATTGCATCTGCTTGTAATTGCAGAGAGGACAGCCGACACAACCGTGACGGCTCAAATTATATGGAGCGTCATAATACTTTGAATATGGCAATCCGTATTTTCGGATATAGCTCCAAACATCTTCTTCCGACCATGTAAGAATAGGAAGAATATGTTTGGCGCCTTTCATCCACTTACGGGTGTCACACTGTTCTGGTTCATAATCTTTCCGGTTTCTACTTTCCGAAGCCCTCATGCCCTCAATGCTTCTTTTCCCAATGCCATACCGTTCTTTTAACTCCTCGCAGCAGAACCGACGTAAACGAGAGGGGAAACCTTTCTCCTCAATCAGCTTAAAGAAAGATTTCTTTGGGTGCATTATCTGAACTTGTGGATAGTTTTTCTTTATAAAGTTGATTGTTCCGGGTGGGTCTACTGTAGTATTGGCATATATTGCATCATATACAATGCCCGCACGTTCGGCAAGGTCAAGTATGACGACGCTATCTTTTCCACCTGAAAAGCCAAGATTTAGAGGCTTATCCTGATATATACTTCGAAGGAAGTCTATTGATTGTTGTTCTTTCTTATCCATTTACTCTATTTCTTTTATTCCGTTCCCGATTGTCTTCCGAAACACACATTTTGCACCATGATGTCTTGATGTGATACACCTTTCCGTTGCGATAGATTGTCCTGTCATAGAAGCAGGATAGTAAAAGCTGTCTTTTGCAGCGGCTGCACACCTTGCGTTCTACACCGTCCACCATCACCCGGTTCCTCGGTTTCCGTTTCACTATCTCGCACGGACCGCATTCGGATGCACCGTACTTCCGGCAATAGGCAAGGGAATGCTTGACACATTTCGCGAAAGAGGTGCAATCGGAGCGGGGGACTGTCTGATGGATGTTCATACTATTTGCCTTTTTCTATAGATTCTATTGCCAGGAATATCTCATACATTACTTGTGGCGTATTTCCATACATATCCACCAGCTAATTTCCTTTTCCCTTTACATACATCACAAATATGTGCGGCATTTATCCTAGTGATTCGGGAGGCGTCATTTAAAACTTCAAATCTGTTTATCAAATTCCCATCAACCGATAATTGCAATACAGGCTTCCTTGTTTTCTCTATCAATAAAAAATTCCTTTTACCGTAGTTACAATTATACGATTCGCTACACCATTCGAGATTGTCAACATTATTATTGGTTTTTATTTCATCTTTATGGTTTACTTGTGGTAGATTTTTTCTATTTTCTATAAACGCTTTCGCGACAAGCCTATGCACCAAACAAGTCTTCTTTTTCCCTCTTAATATTAAATTAACTTTTAAATATCCATTTGTCGCTATTGTGGGAGATAAAACCTTTCCATGATATATATGATTCCCTAAAAACATACTGACGCTTCTAATACGTCCATGACTACTGACTTCATATCTTCCATCATAACCTTCAATAGTTTTCCATTCTTCCATTTTCTACAATATTTATTGCTCTAAAAATTTCATATATAACCTGTGGTAAAATCGCATTGCCGTATGCCTTTATCGATTCCTGCCGCCACTTTGAAAAGGCAATACCGTCCAATCTGGTGGAAATCCCATCATCTCGGCTACAAACAGGGGATTGAGTAGGGAAGTTTTCCCAATCAGGCGGGCACACAAATGGTTCAGTTCTGATGTCCGGGGACTGCCGTCTTTCCGGTCCTTTGCCGTTCCGGGATTGTGACAACTTGTCGTTGGTGTAGGTAACATTCCGTGGAAATCCATGAAATCCATTAGGCCATTCGGACGATTGCTTCCGTTTCTTCGACTCGCCATCGTTTTTGCACCTGCATTTTTCAAATCCTTCACCCGTTTTGCATGGTGTATGTCGGTAGACATCGGAGTTGGGAGCAGCCCTACCGGATAGAATGTTGTTTTCCCATTTTCGTTGCATACCTTTAACCCCTGCGTCTGCACGGTGGGCAATAAAGAAGACACGGTCTCTTCTGTGCGGCGCTCCGACGGCACAAGCCGGAATAACAACCGGTTGGACGGAATATCCTTCACGTTCAAGGTCGTTACACACTGTTTCGACGACGTATTCCTGCCGATGCAATATTCTTTCTCGGTCAACCTCTCCGAACAGAGATTCTTCACGTCCCAACGGAGTTTCACTACCTGGCTGTACCATCGTGAGGATTCCAGCAACGTTTTCACCAACAATCCAATCGGGCTGAATCTCCCGTATCGCTCGTAGCATTTCCGGCCAGAGGTAGCGGTCATCTTCCGCTCCCTTTCGCTGTCCTGCGCAAGAAAAAGGCTGGCATGGGAAACCTCCGGTGAGGACATTGATTTTTTCCCGCCACTCTGTAAAATCTGTTTTCGTGATGTCTTCATAACTTTTGCTGTTTGGAAACCAATAATCAAGTATTTTTCTCCCGAACGGGTTTATTTCACAATGGAACACGTTTTTCCAGCCCATTATTTCGGCAGCTATTTCCGGACCACCGATGCCGCTAAACAGAGAGCCGTGTGTCAATCTTTCACTCATTCTTCTGATTCTTTAGGTTTCCAATCAGACGGTAATTTTGCCCACTCGCGGAACTTGGCGTCGAAGTCGTCCATGTCCCTGAACATATCCATCTTCGATTTCTCTGTCTCTACGAGTGAGGAGAATTCCAGAAAGTACAAATCTGCGCTTTTAACGAAATTGTTGTGCAGCTTCTTCAAGTCTCCAAGCAGAAGACCATTTTTAGCAATTAAATCACTCGCTTCCTCTACTAAGTTATTGGCTTCACAGTTCAGCAGGTGTGCAGCAGATAGCAACATGTTCATTCTGTCAAGGCTACCATTGGCTACGGCGGCGTCAATTAGTTGTTTTCTTGGTTTCATAATCGTGTATCTTTTTTCATCAGTTACAAGTCAGTCCTTAAACAATAGTCCGCTATCCAGTAGCAGACAAAATAAAAAGCGGCATACGCTGTCAGGATTGACAGAATAGTCGCTATCAGTTTTATATCTTTCATCTTCGGCTTTCCCCCTCGATTTTTATCACATTAAACATCTCTTTCACCCGGTCGGCTATATAGGCTCCATACCGTTGAGAGAACTCCTTGTCCGGGTCAAGATTGGTAGTCATGTGGGTATAGAAATTATATCGCTGCTCATAACGAAGTTGTAAAACGGTCTGAATGGCATTTATGCCCGTACCAAAGTGTTTGGCATCCATAGGCTCCCGTCCTACTTCGTCAATGGCAAGATTGTGCATACATGACCTATCTGTGTACAGGCTCAACCCGATAATACCTTTCTCGGCAAACTGTAAGGCAATCTCGGCAGCACTGGTAAACTGAAAGGTCAATCCAGCATCCGCGCCGCCAATACAATAACGGGCAATTTTTGCCGCATAGTTCTGTAGCCCTTTCAGCAAAGTGGACTTGCCCACTCCGATAGAGCCGTGTAATAATAATCCCTTGCTTACATCCAATACTCCGGGAATCCCCCAAACCCATTGATAAAGGGCTTTCAATAATTGGCGATTACTATCATCAACCATAAAGACTGGCGAGATTGTTTTCATAGATGCAACGAGTTGATTACGCCAATATATGTCAGCCTGTTCCCTACTCCATTGCTTCTGATTAACCTTATTTACCGAAGACGATTGATTGGATGCCGGCGGAGCTTTCGTCCGGTTCTGTATCAGTTTTCCGATTGCTTCCATTTCTCGCTTGAGATATAATTTCATTAAACTTAGAATTGATATTAGTTACGCTGAAATTATCAAATATCCACCCCTCTTTGACCGAGGAAAGAAGGTATTGAAGGGCATACAACAGAGAATCATCGGAAACGTCCATTTTCTTTTGCTCTCTTTGGAATTTGAGCTTATTCAAGAGCTGGGACATAGCCCCGGCATCCTTGGCTGTCCAGTAGTAGTCAGCCCCGAAGGTTTCCCTAAAATGCTGTTCAAATAGCAAACGGGCTTTTGAATTAATCTCTTTAGGCTTATTTTTCTTGCCTCCCCCCTTGGGGGGTGTGGGGGGAATATTATTATCTTCTTCATCTTTCTTTTTATTATTGCCCTTAGCTTGCCCCAATTCTTCTATTTTTTGAGCCATTTTTTCTGTGGTTGCCCTTAACTCTGCCCTTAGTTCGCCCAAAGCATGATTTAATCCGCTGATTTCTTTGTTGTTGTCTATGCCCTTATCTACGTCTCTTTGCCTGCCCTTGACCGGATTATATTCATCATAGTTACATAAAGTAATTACGGTCATACCTTGTTTATTACAAGTCGTTATCATACCTCTTTTTTTAAGTTTGGCAAGGAAATAGCGCACTTTCTTTTCAGACCATTGCCAACGCTTCATCAAAAACGATACGGATGCTGGATATTGACCTCTTGTATAAGAGATTTCCCGACCTCCGATAAGTTCGCTGTACGCCTTGTCGGTTGCCTCAAATCGTGCGCTCTGAATCAAGTCGAGCCACGCTTCGCATTCCGAAAACTTACGGGCTACTTTCCACATTTCATTCGAGAAAAACTTGCGGCTTAGCCTCAAAAATCCTTCGTCCATAGTCTTAGAATCTCACGTTAGTTAATTGCCTTCCGTTAGAGAATACAGCCCATTTCCCATTTCCGCTATCAAACAACCGTAAGTCCGATACCTCTCCGAAACGTTTGATATTACCGCATAAATAGAGGACGTATTTGTTGTTACGTCCTCTTGTCTTTATATTTCCATACATATCCATAAGATGATTTTTGATAATTTTTACAACAAGCACATATAGCTCTTACTGGTACATTTGATTTTCTCGAAGCCTCCATTAATGAAGGATATTCCGCTATCATATCCCCATGCAATGAGTATTGTATAACACTGATAGCACCATGCCTATTTGTTTGCGCTCTTGCTCTTCTCTTAATACAAGTGCCATAATTCGTGTTGTACTTTGCATCACACCATTCCAAATTTGTGGCTCTATTGTCTGCTTTCTTTTCGTTCTTATGATTAACGAAAGGCAATTCTTTAGGATTCGGTATAAATGCTTTTGCTACCAGTCTGTGAACAGAATGATAGCTTCTTTTACCATTCTTGCGTAAATAAATCATTCGATAGCCATTTGAATTTGCACATGAGAGTATTTTATCTTGTGACAATCCTTTTTTAGCAAATGCTTTTACTCTACCTAAATTTGACACTTGGTACAATCCTTCGTACCCTATAACATCTTTCCAAATTTCGTCCATAATTATTTCATTTAAGAGTGAATAATAAAGGCAGTCTTTAAAGTCGTGCGAAGACTGCCTTTTGATAATCGTGTTAAGAATTACACTGCAAGCATATCAATACACGCAGCATGATGATTCACGCCCTTATAATGCTGAGAGAACTCTCTAAATTGGTCTAACAACCCCATCTGTATGATAAAAGAATATAATTCATTCTTAGCTTCTTTCTCAATATCAAACCGCTTTTGTACTTCACTTAAAAAGTCGCTGAATACTGGTATTGAATGTGTATTTGAGCATTCAATCTCAACTGTTGCCATACTTTTCTTTTTCATTGTCATGCGATTTTAATAAGGTTACACTTCTTAAAACATCTGTATTCTTCTTTCTCTGTGTCCCAGTACACTTGCAGATTGTCATTCGGCTTTCTGCCTGTACCTTTTACCTCACCGATAAGATTCTCTTTGAGAGTACCAAAGGCTTGGCGTAGCGTGCCATCGGTCTTTTTGAAGTAGAACTCTACTATCTTCACTTTCAAAGCCGCTTTCAGCTTTAAATTAGCCCATGCGCATTTCAATGCTTCGCTCATTGAATAACCGTTCTTGCGAACGAACGACCATGCCATTTGCATAACCTCTTTCATCTGACTTCTAAATTTTGTGCTCATACTCTTATATTTTATGTGTTATTACTACTCTGTTGTACTTTGATGATGCAAATGTATAATCTTAATTATTCATTTCAAAGAAAAAGAATATATATAATTATTCGTTTAACACTAATTAGTATAAGTATGATTATACACATTATTATAAAAGAGTATATTTGCAGCAATTAAAATACATGATTATGAACAGAATAAAAGAAATCTTAAAAGAGAAAGGTATAACCCAACAAGAATTGGCTGACAAATTAGGTGTTACAAGAATCTCAATAGTAAAAACATTAGCAGGTAATCCATCACAAGAAACTCTTGAAAGAATTGCTAATGCCCTAAATGTACCTATGTGGCAACTTTTTGCATCACCAAATGAAGTAAAACAAACGGGAAATTCTCTTATATGTCCTAATTGTGGTACCCCCCTTGAACTCAAAATCAAAGAGTAAAGAAAGAGAGCGTTTCACAACGCCCCCAATCCAAAACACATAAAATATAATATCTTTAGAATCTAACATTGGTTAGCTGTTTGTCTTTATTCCAAACAGACCATTTCCCATTTCCTCCATCAACTAATTTCAAATCCTCAACCTTACCAAATCTACTTATATTGCCTGCCAAATCCACAATCCAGCCACATTCTTTGGAAGGATGCGGGCGGATGGCACGACCGACTATCTGATACCACATAGCAAGTGACATTGTAGGACGTGCCATAACAACTGTATCAAGTTCCGGATAGTCAAAGCCGGTGGTTAATACCCCGACATTCGCCACTACCGAAATTTCACCAGCCTTGAATGCTTCAAGTATCCTTTCGCGCTCACCTTTTGGGGTGTCACCCGAAACGATTGCGGCTCCGGGTATAGACCAGGTAAGCCGCTCCGCTTCTTTCAGAAAACGGGTAAAGACTAAAATACCTTTCCGTTTTCCTCCGGCTTTGGGATTCATCAGTCTTTGGACAATATGAACGAGATAGCCGTAAAAGTCTATCCGTTCATATTCTCTTTGAACTGACCTATCTGTATAGTCGGCACCAGTAGTATTTACTTTCAAGTTAAGTTCGTTCCATCCCGAAGGATTCATTGGATAGTAATTCAACTTCGCCAAATAGCCCATATCTAATAGGGTTGATACCTGTACATGATAAATGACCTCTGAAAAGACATGAGGCTTTGTCCGGGTGATAAATTTCAGCATAGAACCAAAGTCACGGCTGGAACTTAAACGATACGGTGTAGCTGTCAGTCCAAGAACCTTACACTTCACCGCATCAAAAAAATCTTTGTACATACCCTCTTTAGGGTTAACAAGGTGGCATTCGTCCACGATGATGTTCTTGAAGTGGGTGAACAGTTCGGGATGATTCTTCACACTGCCGATTGTAGCAAATGTTATCCGGCTTATCTCTTTTGAGTTGAAGGAAGCCGAATAGATGCTGCAATCAAGAATACCGTATGAGCAGAGTTTCTTGAAATTCTGTTCGAGTATTTCCTTCGAGGGTTGGAACACCAAGGTATGACCATCAAGCCTTGCGGCTATATCCGCTATGATAAGCGACTTTCCGCTGCCCGTAGGTAACACCATAATGGCATTTGTTTTCTTCGCCTTGTTATTGAAGAAAGAAACGGCAGCATCAGAGGCTTTCTGTTGGTAATCTCGTAATACATAACTCATAGCCCTTTCTCCTTTCGTAACTTCTTATTAAGTGCTTTGTAATACTTGATTAGCTGTTCGTACTCAAAATCAGTCATTTTGGAAGTGCTGGCAACTTTCACTTTCAGCAAGTCAAATTTCTGTTGCCCGATTTTGGCTATCAAATTCTCACGGTAGCCTTCAAGGTGGTCGGCACGGAAACGGTTGCAGTTGTGCATGGCATAGCCGTTAGCAATGAAAGTACGCGTATCCGTTTCCATCACGACAATCTCCTCTTTACCTATATATTTGATACTTTTCACTTTGGTATCATATTGAGATTTTAGTTTGCCAAGTTTTTCAATATCCACCTTTTCAATTTTATGCGGACGAACACGCATTAAAAATTGGAGCTTCTCTATGTTTGTACCTGTTATAAGAAATTGCCAAGATTGATACGTTTTTTTAAACGTGCCACGCCTATTTGAATCTTCCATCATCTGCCGACAAGTTTTATTATTTCCTGTGAACTTTTCAAGTAAGCGTTTTATTTCAGAGCAAATATCCATGTACTTCTCACATTGGACTATACCGACACGAAAACCATAGCGTTTCGTCCCATCTGGATTAGAAATATTCTGTTGACAAATATGTCCGTCAGCATCAATCATTCCCGCAATCCATCCGCTTTCATAGGATTTTTCTTGTTGTATTACTTGAAATGGTTTACAGACAATGGTCGTAGTCCTATCTGTATGAGGTCCGGTCTTGTGCTTCCCATGAAGATTTACGCCATTAACCCACATTTCTTGTGTTTCAATCCATGTGTATGAAGTTCCTTGTCTTGCCCTTGCGAGCCATTTATGGTTAGCAGTTGTCTTCATTTTATCTCCATTCTCTAACTCTACCTCATACACATCTTGAATATCACGTTCTATGTGTGTAACCCTTCCAACCCTATATCTTCGTGAAGTTTTATAAATTACTTCTTCGTCAAAAGCAAATATTTCTTCACCAACACTAATTTCACCAAGCTGTTTCCATATAAAATCTTTCATTAAGACGAGAGAATCCGGTGTTAAACAGTGCCGGCATTCGGCATGGCAATTATTCTCATCAAACCGTGTTGCCAAATGTGTACGACTGAAATAGTGCCCGCAGTCTGCTTGTGTAAACGGCTTTATCTGTCCGCACGAGATACATCTAAAATACCCGTTTGGCATTGCATCACGAAGCCGGATAAAAAGGGAAAACTCCTTGTCGAGCTTAGCTTTCAAATCCGGCTTCTTCTTTATTGTTATCCCTGCTTTATCAAACAGAGGTAAAGGCTTGTCTTTCTTCTTGGCCTTTGTTCGTTTTATGTAGTATGGCATTATTTAAATCCCCATTCTTTCATGTAGTCAATGTTTTCAGGAAATCCCTCTACTGATTTAGGACTAAGGAATATTTTCTCACTCTTCAATGGAGTGCCTCCCCAAACAGTAGCAGGGCATTCTTCATATTCTTCTTTAGAAACTTCACTTACATTAAAATGGGGTTGGAAGCCATATCCCATTACGCTTTCCCCTAAGTAAGTACCAAACTTCTTTAAAGCCCATTGAAATGCAATATCTTTATATAGGTAATGTTTAGAAAACACAGCCACATATATTTTATGAGAGAAATTTCCTGTTTCTGTTAAGTCAGGATTACATCTGATACAGAAATACTTAATACGTGAAAGTATTTCTTCAACAAACCTTTCATGCTTTTCGCAATCTTCTTTCGTTAAGAACTCTTTCCCGTCATTTGCAATGTAAATAGTCTTGGTAATTTCTTTTGTTTCCATGCTGTTTTTTATTAAAGCCCCGAAACGTATTCTCCGGGGCACAACCATTATTTACTAACCCTTTTCACCTGTATCTTCATCAATGAAAGACTCCTCCCATGTTTTGAGAACACGTTTTGCAAGGTACATGTTGAGCATCTTTTTCGGGTCAGATGTCACATACCTGATTTCTGTTTTTCTTGTTTCTATCATAACTAAATAAATTCTTGATTTCTTTGTATTTCCTGCTGGGCGTATATCAGCATTTGATGTTCATTTGCAGCCGGCAGATAGATACCTGCCACTGATGCACTCCAGTTACGAAAACGGTCAATACTCAAAGTCATTTCACCTGTTGTCAGCTCGGCAGAACTTCTTAAGTAAGTTACTTCCTTACCTTTCTTGTTGACCGTCTTTCTCTCAAACAAATCACGGTTGCAAGTCCTCTTATAAAAATCAATTTTTGCTTCGTCGAGACTGCAACCGTACTCACTACCGAAATACCCTAAAAGAAGATGCAAGTAGCTGTTTTGGGCAAGCGTGCGGTTAGGTAGTTTCTTTTTCACTTCCACCACCGCACGTTCACTAAACAGCTTGTTTACATACTCCTTGAACTTGGGTATTTGATATTCATTTTTGAGGTCGAATATCATACGCTAAAAAGGCAAATCGTCCTTTACATTGCCATTAGCATCAACCGGAGGCGGAAAGTTCTGCGGCTGTTGCTGATAGGTCGGTTGTGGCGCTGGCTGTTGTACCGATGTTGTTTGTTGCGATACACCACGCGCATCTATTTTGTAGCACCGAATAGATGCCATACGTTTGAGTTCTCCGTCTTGATTCGTCCAAGAACGCCCTTGTAAGACAAATGATACAGTAACAACATCACCCTGATTAAAGCGGTCAAGTTCTGCACACTTATCGCCTGAAAACTCTAAGGGAATAACATTCTCATACTCGCTACGCTCTCCCGTATAAGGGTCGTAAGTGGTAGCATCTAAAATGAACTCCCGTTTTGTAAACGAGGAACCACCGTTTTTGGATGGTATTTGAACAGTTTGTCCGATTTCGGTTATCCGTCCGGTTATTTGATTTGCCATTAATTTTCTCCTCCAAATATCTTTTTATCGGTTATAAGCTCTCGGTTCGCTTCCAGAAATTCTATGAAATGTTCACAATGAGTTGTCAACAGTTTAACCGTCTGCTCATGGTTATAAGTGTAATACTCCGGATACTGCGTTCCGCTGATTAATGGAGTACGACTCGTACCTCCTTTCAACTGGTAGGCAGTGTACTCAAATGCTTTCACACTCCCCATTTGACCAGAAGCAATCAAGCAGTAAGGATATACATGCCGCTGCCAACCATGCTCATATTTACCGAAATCATACTTTGAGGTCGCCTTGATGTCGTAGACCGTATCTCGGAGAAGTTCGTCTATAAACCCGTAAAGCTCCACATCACCGTAACGGGTGGAAATAGTGGCAGAGACAAAGACTTGAGACAATGCACCAGCAAAATACCTCGACTGTTCAATACACCATGCTCGGTCAAACAAAAAATGACGGGCAGGCGCTATATCCGTAGACGGAAAAGCAACTTGTATAATATTGGTTTCTTCATCACCGATAATGGTATATGGTTCCCGTTCATTTGGAATATGTTTTTTCCTATGGATGTAACAATCTATGATAGCATTAAATGCCGTTCCTCTATCAGCAGCTTCACTCTCAAATGGAACGCGGTTTATCGCATCAAGCAAAGTTTGCTTGAGCTCCGCTTCAATCTCTTCGGGGCTTTTCTTGTATTCCCCCGTTTCATTGTCGACATTCCAAAAGCTTTCAACTTGTTCATCCGCCCGCAAATACTGCTCGAACTTATCGAGCAGCGACGGGTAAAATCTGTACTTAGGCGGCTGGTTCATATTTATTGTTGAGTTTATTAAACTTTAATCCGAGTTGCTTACATCTCTCATTGAGCATCATACCAGCCCTTACCTTGCTGTCAAAGATATGGTTCATACTCGCAATCGCTTCCCGTACCTCATTAGCCGACTGCATATCGGTTATCTGCTCCACCGTATCACGGATAACTTCAAGAACCTTATCATATTCAGAGGACAACTCTGTTTGTTTCATCTGATAATCCTTATAAGTATTGATGATGTTTGTCATAAAATCATTCTTTCCCGTGACGGTACCGGAAGCGTCAATAATGACAGGAATCTTAATACGTGAGGGAAGATTGCAGGTGTTCTTACCGTAGAACTTCTCACACGGGTCAAAGGAGATTGTTCTATCTTTGCCAATGGCTTCCATGTAACCAACCAAATCCAGTTCCTTAATCAAGTCACCGGCAGATGAACCGCCAATCTCCGGACGTATCTGTTTTTCATCACCGACTTTCTCTTCCCGTTCGTGAGCAACGAAGATAACCGACTTACCCATGAGGGTAACTTGATTTACAAAGCTGATAAACATATTCTTTCGTACCCCATATCCCTGCAGGGAAAGAGTGCCATCAACTTTCTTCATTTTTGGGTTGGCTGCCATGATAGCCTTATCCATGAAAGAGAGCATCTTTCCGGCAGTGTCAATCACAATCGTGTCGAACTCCTTGATTTCTTCGGAAGCAAGTACCTGATTCGTCTCGTCCCAGCTTGTTATCTGAACGGTCGGTACACGATGGGCGGCATTGACACGGTGAATGCCACCGTCATAATCGAATAGTACAGGGTTGGGAGCAGATAATGCCAATGTTGTTTTACCCATACCCGGCTGTCCGTAAATCAGTGCTGACAATGTAGTCTTAACGGTCAGCTCGTTAGGTTTCTTAATCAAACTCATAATGATAAAATTTATGTGGTTAATAAAAAATGTCGTGGAAGTTGACGGACTCGAACCGCCAGTCTCCTCGAATGAGGTGTGTTAGCCATTACACCGAACTCCCGAATAAAAAAGGTGTACTATCTTCACAGACGGCACACCCAGCACAAACACAAAATAACATACTAAACTATATCTGCCCTCGCTTGGGCATTGCTCCCAGATAGGCGGCCAAGCCACACCGGGAAGGGTAGTTAACAAGATAGATGAAATATAAAACTCAAATAGGGGCATTCTCCCTACGACGTCCTTTTCGTCGGCATTACTGGTTAAACATAAAAAAAAACTGTGTGGGTAATACGGGACTCGAACGCCGTGACCTGTACATGAATGAAACCTTTAAATAATACCATGACAAATTACCAACATTAAATAATCATGTACCGCTCTACCTGACTGAGCTAATTACCCGTTTCTGCCCGCTATATCTTCACAGACCCTGCCGGCAGTAGTCTAACAAAACAAGTTTTTATGTAATGCACTTCCTCCGCTGAGGTTCATATTTTTATTATCTTCTTCAATACATTGTAATAGAACCAAACAGAATATACCATGCCAAAAAGGTTAATAGTATAGTTCCACTCTCCCGTCATCGGATCAACACCGTTGAACATTGCCAAACAAGGCAGAGCCAATACATTAAGCAATAGCACGTTGAGAATTATTCTTTTCATGGTTTCTTCCTTTTCTTACTTTTGCAAAACTCAACACATCCGAAGCATTATAATAACTTCGTCCATTAGGTCTATATTCAACTCTCACTCTTCGAGAATTTACCAAGGTTTTCAATCTACCGGGTCCACCTACTATTCTTTCTGATTCCCTCTTAGGAAATGTACGCTTATCCATGATGGTAAGTATATCTGCCAACCTTGCCTCCGCCGTCCCATCAATCAACATAGAACTGCGTAAATCACCGTTTACCTCATATATCATGCTGCCAAAAAATTAAAATTATTATTACTCCGTCCCCCTACTCTTATATAGCGCATTGCAGTCCGTACCCGTGAGGGTGTTTTCATTCTCCGCAAATCAAAATCATTGCAAGTAACCTGCATCACAACGAAAAGAACGGAGAATAAAAGTTCAAGTCCATGCTTCCGTAATTCATTCAAATCGAAATTGCGTTTCATCTTGTTACAAATCATATACAGAAGCAATTCAGTATCTTTGGATATGCCTAATTTTCGATAGATAGTCCGTTTCTGTGTCTTGATAGTCCAAACAGACTTACTCAGATTATCGGCCACTTCTTTGTCAGCAAGTCCCTTACAATACTCATTTGCAACAAGCATTTCCGCTGGAGAAAGGGAAACCATTACGCTATCCTTTTAACTCTGAAAATTCCGTTCTCTGTATCGTAATCCCCGTCTCTACTCCAATTAGCCTTTTCTCTCCACATTCTTTTTCGCAAACGTGGAATAATACTTCCGACAATAGATTCAGACTTTTCAAGCGGGAATTCAACAACTTCACCTACTTCCATATTCAGCAAAGCCGCAGTCCAATTTTCTGTAATTCTCTTTACCATTTTTTGTATGTAATTAGTTGATTAATATTTGAGTTCTCCCGAACCAATTCGATTGGCAGCATCACGCTTTATTCGGGAGATTTACTTAACTTTGAAGTGCAAAATCTAAAAATTAAGTAAGTATGAGTTGGGAAAGAAATCTAATTAGGTTATATATGCGTTCTCTGGATGAACAAACCGAATGGGTATTCAAAATACAAACAACGCTTTTAATGGTAGCCTCAACCACCTTTGCGGTAATCATTTCTTTAAGCAGTCCTTCAGAGGACAGTCTTTGCAACAAGGTTCTCCTTGTGACTGCAATATGCGTAAATGCACTCTGTATCCTTTTCTCTGGAATATCTCTATGCGAGAATAGAGTGTTGAGCAATCAAGCTGTGCGCACCTATCAGGAATACCTAAGAAAATATCATAACGGGGAATTACCGCACGGTCAAGCTTACGTATACGAAAGCATACCAAAAAGAAAAATCTTCGTATTCTGTGAAGGATGTTCGTATGTCTCATTCCTGCTGTTTATCATCGTATTGGTTGCATATACTATTGTAAGGAGTTTCTGTTAATTATTCCTCATGTTACGAAGTATATTTTTAAAAACCCTCCAACAAAAGTATAGTACAAAGGGGAACAGTACCATTTGAACGATAGTCTGTATCACATAATTCACAGACAAGGCATCAATTGCATACTCGATTGGTGAATCCTTAATGTAATCTATGATTTCATTCATTTTCTCTCTATTTTTATTAATATTCGTGCCCCGATAATCTACAACGATTTCAAGACGGAATGATGTACCGTTCGGGGCATGTTGGCTCCTTATTTCCCAGGCTGCTTGCCTCTGCTCCATAGCTGCTTGCTTCGACCCTTGATAGCGGCTTCCCCTAAAAGTACACACCACCGTTTTACTCGCCCCTTTTTATAATGTGGTTTCAAACCTACTGAACGCGGATTCTTCCGAATAGACTGCTTAGGGCAATCACTCCATCTCGTTCTCTATCTCCCATCAAAGGGTAGGCTCAAAGACCGGATAGAGATTATTTCTACTTTTTCAGAATATCCAAAAGCAACTCTTTATCCACTTCCCAAAGATTATAGCCTTTAGTAATCTTTCTGCTTAGATACTCACGTTCACCAATCATGGCGATTGCCATTTCCCTCAAATCACTTGCGCTACATTTTTCGGCTTGGTCTATCAAAAGATTCGAAAGACATTTACGCTCTTCTTGTAGTTCACGTACTAATGCAGTCTTTCGCTCTATTTCTTTAAGTGCGGTTGGGTTCTCAATCCACAGCTTACAAAAAACATCTTTATCAAGGTCTGTATTCATGTAGCATTCCTCAACCTCGACATAACCGTCAACCGGTAGCTTTAATCCTGTTCTCTCTTCAAATTCTTGTTGTAACATATCTGTTTTCGTTTTAAGTTTAGTATTTTGGAAAGCTGCCCGGTGAAGGGTAAAGGGGTAGCTTGTACTCAGCATCCCTCACGGCTTTTATCACCGGTATAGCACTGACCTTTTCTGCAGCTTTGTTTATATTTAGTCACCTACATAACGAGAACCGAAAGCACCTTTGCTATTTGGATTGTAGTAGGCGGAAATTGGAGCATTGAAAGAATCATAAGCACTTCTTCTTTCCGGTTGTGCCAAAGCTGCTTTCATAGCTTCTTTCTCAGCTTTTCTTGCTTCTTCATCAGCGACACGCTTCTTTTCATTAGTCCAAGCAAGTTTAAGGCAGTCACCGAAAGTCTGTACACCGTGAGTAAGTTGGTATAGCTTGAAATACTTTCTGTATATCTCATGAGCCGTTTTCATAATCTTGTGTAAATCGTACTTTTTCATTGTCTTACTCCTTTTTAGGTATGTTGTTTTTTTGGTTATCTCAATCAAACTTCGCATCTTTGTCGTTGTTTGTTGTTCGATGTTGCAAAGATACTATATTGAGAATTAAAAACAACTATATTGATTATTATTTCATACCATATTTACTATTTTTAACCAATTTATACTACAATGAGTATAGCAGAGCGATTACAATATATTGTCGAAGAGTTATTTGACGGAAACAAAGCCGCCTTTGCACGTGCTATCGGAATAGCCCCTACAAGCATATCTAACTACTTAGGAAAGGACAGAGCTTCTAAGCCATCAAGTGATATACTTGAAAAAATAGTCAATTCAGTAGAAAAGGTTAATGCGTACTGGTTATTAACCGGAAAAGGAGAAGCATTCTCCCAAAATAATCAATATAGTACAAATGAATCATATATTGATTCAATCCATAATGTATCCGAGTATATAGAGTGCATCCAAAATCTTTCTGAAGCCAGTAAGAAAAATGCAGAAGCCAATATACTCAATGCAGAGGCTAACAATAGGAATAGCCAGAATTTAGAAAAACTAATTTTGTTAATCGAAAGAAAATAATACTATGGCAAAACCACGTGTATTCATAAGCTCAACATTTTATGATTTGCGATTAGTACGTTTAGAATTAGACAAATTTTTAGAAAGTATTGGATATGAGCCTATACGTAATGAAGAGGGAGATATAGCTTACGGGTCAAATGAATCTTTGCAAAATTATTGTTATAAAGAAATTTCAAACATTGATATTTTCATTTCTATAATCGGCAATCGATTTGGAAGTATAAGCGAAGGAAATAAAGAACGTTCTATATCAAATATGGAATTAAAGACAGCTATAGAACAAAATAAACATATATTTATTTTTATAGAAAAAAGCGTCTTTGTTGAATATGAAACTTTTCTTCTAAATGAAAATAACAAAGACATAAAATACAAATATGTAGACAATATTAATATTTACAAGTTTATTAAAGAAATAAAAAACTTGCCCAACAACAATAACATAAAAGATTTCGAAAGTGCAGATAATATAATATCTTATTTAAGAGAGCAATTTGCTGGATTAATGAAAAAATTTTTCATACAAGAGCAAAGAGAAAACGAAACTAATTTAATAAGAGACATTAATAATACAGCCACCACACTTAAAGAGTTAGTAGATTATATACAACTAACAAATAAAGACAAAGAAGACGAATTAAAAGAAATAATAAAAACATCGCATCCAATTATAGGTGAGTTAAAAAAATATCTCAATATAAAATACAAATTTTACATTGAAGATTTTAATGACTTAAAAAATCTATTAAGCGCTAGAAGCTTCAGAGAGGCCGACAACAATAAAAAAGAGTATATATTTACTAGATACTATCAAGAAGATGGAGAAAGTGATAAATTGTTTATCGATAAATCCATTTTTGATAATAATATGAAGCTAAAATTATATCGTCCTGCTGAATGGAAAGAAGATTTTATATCTTTTAAAAGAGAAAAAATTGAAGATAATTTACCTTTCTAATTATACTATTTGACGATGTAGTGGAGATATACAACGTGATTAAGGTCGTTGAACGTAATATGAGACTATAATATCAATCTAAAAAGTAAAATACTATGGATTTTAAAGACACTATTAAACAGCTTGCTGATAGAATTGAAAAGCTGAAAGATAACATTCAGACAGAAGAAGCAACTAAAAATGCTTTCATCATGCCTTTTATTAATGCTCTCGGATATGATGTATTCAATCCTTTAGAAGTGCTTCCCGAAATGACATGTGATATTGGAACCAAGAAAGGAGAAAAGATTGATTATGCCATTATGAAAGACGACCAGCCTATATTACTGATTGAATGTAAACATTGGAAGCAAGACTTAAACCTGCACGATAACCAACTCCTACGCTATTTCAACGTATCAAAGGCTAAATTCGGACTTTTAACCAATGGAATTATCTACCGCTTCTATACAGATTTGAAAGAGCCCAATATAATGGATGATAAACCATTTTTAGAAGTGGATATTACAGACTTAAGGGATAATCAAATCGAAGAATTGAAAAAATTCCATAAGTCGTACTTTGATGTGGACAATATTCTGAACTCAGCCAGCGAATTGAAGTACATGGGAGAGTTAAAGGCTATTATCCAAGAAGAATTTTCCTCACCCAGTACGGATTTTGTAAAGATGTTTGCTACGAAAGTTTATGATGGCAGAATGCTTCAAAACATAATAGACCAGTTCACACCTTTGGTTAAACGTGCCATCTCTTCACACATCAACGATATTATTAATGACCGTTTGAAAGGAGCTTTGACTGTCAGCGATTCCAAAGTAGAAGAAAACCAAACCAAAAATAACGGAAATACATCAGAAGAAGCTATAGAAGAAGTAAGTACAGAATCCAAGGTTATCACTACAGAAGAAGAATTAGATGCATACAGAATTGTAAAAGCTATCTGTAGAAAGAAAGTGGATATATCTCGTATAGTATACCGTGATGCACAAACTTACTTTAGTGTTTTACTTGACGACAATAACCGTAAACCTATTTGCCGCATGTATTTCAATACAGCTACTAAATATGTAGCTACTATTGATGAAAACAAGAAAGATGTGAAACATGCCATTGAAACTCTAGATGATATTTATAATTACGAAGATGATTTCTTTAAGGCAATAGACATGTACGAGCACAAAGATTAATGTTATTTCGATATATATTAAATATGAATCAAATAATTGCTGACTGCTCATGTCAGTGGAAAAGTTCAAACCATTGTTCCCTCACCCCCACCTGTAAAGGCTGGGGGTGTCGGTTTCTCGCCACTCCCATAGAGCAACTGCCGACCACCGACAAGGAGAAAGCAAAATTATTTTCCAAAGTGTACCGGGAAGCAAAAAGTAAGGGCATTCTTGAATGCCCACATTACCGCTCTTTATTCATTGATGAAGTGCTCGAAAATATAAATAAAAGTAACGTAACATTACAAACTATGAACTGATTTTTCTCATTTATTGTCGGACATCTATTTCAGCCAACTTGCAAAGGAATGATACACAGATTACAACTGCATTTTCAATACTATAAGTCTAGTTTAGTTTTTGTGTAAAGCACTTCCTCCGTAAGCGAACGTTGGAAGTGCTTTTATTATAGACCTATTAAATACTAATTTTATGAGTATCAACTTCTTCCGATTAATCGTCTGTCCATTTGATAACTTGAATTACAAGACGTCCTATCCACACTTGCAGCTGACGCTCTATCACCCCATATAGCTGGGCTGTACTCCGAACCAATACCACAGCCAAAGCATAATTCCACCCAACCAGACGAAAGCCACATCAATATAATATAACCTCAATATCCTACTGATCAACACACCCAAAAGTTCGCCACAAAGTACATAAGCAGCAACCATGGTAACCATTTGTTCGTTAGCTATTTTTATTAAAACCAAAGTTCCTATAACAGGAATAAGAGATGTGCAATCTATAATGAATTGTTGTCTGTCGCTCAT